ATTACATGGATTACAAAGCGTCAAGAAAAGATTGGGAAAGTTCTTACACACAAGGTTTAGATCTTTTAGGATTTAAATATGAAAATAGAACAGAGCCTTTTCAAGGAGCAAGTGGTGCAACACACCCAGTATTAGCAGAAGCCGTTACACAGTTTCAAGCACAAGCATATAAAGAATTATTACCAAGCGATGGACCTGTAAGAACACAAATCATAGGTGTAAAAAATTCTGCAACAGAACAACAAGCACAACGTGTAAAAGATTTTATGAACTATCTTGTGATGGATCAGATGAAAGAATACGAAGAGGAGTTTGACTCAATGTTATTTCATTTACCACTTGCAGGATCTACATTTAAAAAAGTTTACTATGATGTACCTTTAGGTAGAGCTGTATCTAAATTTGTGCCTGCAGATGAATTAGTTGTGCCTTATACGGCTACAAGTTTAGATGATGCTGAAGCAATTATACACGTAGTAAAAATGTCAGAAAACGAATTAAGAAAACAACAAGTATCTGGTTTTTATAGAGACGTAGAATTAGGTCCTCCAGGCAGTGTTGAAAAAAATGATTTAGAAAAAAAAGAAAGAGAATTAGATGGCACTAAAAAAACTGGTAAACAAGAACCAGTTTACACTTTGTTAGAGT